CCTGCATTAATCAGGTCGTCAACAAGGGTTTGGTCGGAGATTTCTCCGACCTGTCCCTTTGACCATGAAATTACACCAGAGAAAGAGACCGTTGCTTTATATAACATAGTCTCTCCACCTCCTTATTAAGCCATTACGAGCTTAGCAATCTTCTGTGCATCCTCAACCTTTGAATCAAGTTCAAACCATGCAACAACACCAACTGCGTGCTGAGTTGCAAATTTCTCACGGAGTACCTGGATATTGATATTCTCTGAGAACTTTGTTGCAAGTCCCTTGAAATCACCGTAATAAATTACTGTGTTTCCTGTTGCAATCTCAGGCATCTGATCAGATACATATACAGGTTTTCCGAGAAGAGAAACACCAAAAGGTGATGAGATATCATCCTGCAGGAGATATCTGCCCATCTCATCCTTGAGGAGACGGAGTGCAGTTCTTGTTGCAGGTGACATTACCCAGATTGCATCTCTCTGGTATACATCCTTAACCTTGTCATGTAACTTGACAACCTCATCTGCAGTGATTGCTGTTGCTGATGCAGATGTCACACTGTTTGTGAGTGTCTTGAGACCTGTGATTGCATCGTTTGTACCAACAAGGAGTTCCTTGTCAATCCATCTTGCAATTGCCTCTGCCATAAGGTCAATAACATGGTCAACAATGTTGAACTGTGAATTGTTGATGAGTGAGCGTGAAACCTTAACAAGAGCACCTGCAAGGAATCCTGTCAGTGTAATTGTTGATGTGAACTTTCCGGAATTTGATGCCATCTCCTCAAACTCTGTCTGATAATCAACAGTAATGTGTGTAACTGATTCATCATAATAAGGAATTGTGAGTGTTCCCTTGATGTTGTACTTTGATGACCTGTCAAGTACAGGTGAGATATCATATACTCTCTTGATAATCTTGTTTGCGATTGTCTGAGGAATAACGGCACCGTTATCGCCCTTTGTCATGTTGTTTGCTCTCTCATTGAGTGTTCCTCTGAGATAATCCTCGAACATCTTCTCCTCTTCGATTGCTCTCATCTCAAGAGCTCTTGTCTCGTCCACTTTTTCGTCCTCCTTAGGCTCATTATCGGGTTTTGCTTCTGCCTCGGCCATCTCTCTGAAATCATCATCAAGACCGAGCGCCTCTTTGATTTTTTTGACATCATCACGAATCTCTGCGAGTTCCTGCATCTCATCGTCTGTCAGTTCTCTTTTTTCTGCCTTTGCAGTGTTGACGATCTCCTCTGACCTTGTGATGAGGTCGTTTCTCTTTTCCTCTTTTGCCTTTCTTTCGGCATCTGAATAAATCTTTGACATGTTTTTTTTCCTCCTTAATTTTTCATGTCTGCGATGAGTTTTTCAGCCTCATCATAATTGATAACTTTTTCTATATCCTCAACAGGCTCTGCCTGTTTAGGCTCTTCTTCACGAACATTAATCTCATCTTCAAATGTCTCGCCGTAATAAACCGACTCATCATCTGACCTGACTGTGACCAATGTTCCTTCGTATGCCGGAGACTTTGTCCGGTCAAGTATTGAGACCTCATACAAATCGAGGTCTTTTACATCTCGGAGAGGCATTCCATCCTCATCTGTCCTCTGTTCAACCTCTCTGTCACTAAATCCGAAAGACCATCCGACAAGGTCGCCGTTCTTTGCTTTCGTAACGACATCGGAATCCGTAATTGTCGCCCTGGCATGAAGACCGATGTTGTCTTCCTCAAGTTCGAGATTTCCGTCTTTAGTGCCTCCGAGATCTCTTTCGGGATTATGATTGAGCAGGATTCTTATGTCATCGTTTCGCTCAATCGCTCTCTTAAAAGCGCCCTTGCAGATTCTCTCGACAAACTTTCCGATTCTTGACCATAAAGGTTTAGACTTTCTTTCTATAGCATTGACATAACCTTCAATCTCAACACTGTCGCCTTTAACTCTGACCTGCATCATGCTCCACCTCCGACTTTCTGCCATGCCTCGCCATCAAAGTAATATGTATCGTTTGTATCTAACTCATAAAACTTTGAGTTAACTCCAATTTTCTCTTCGGGTTTTGTGTCTGTGCTTAATCCTTCAAGCTCAACATAATCTGTGCCGTGAGAAAGTTTGTTTGTAACTGCCATTTCTTATTCCTCCTTAATCGTAAAATTCTCCCATTTCTTATATGCATCAACATATGTCTCATTTGTGTTACCATTATGAGTGATTTTATAATACATACCATCTGAAACTGTTGTGCTCACAAGTGCTTCCCAATTTTGGAGAGCCTTACAAAACCAAACAATATAAACATCATCAGATGTGATTTTCTTATTGTCTGTCTTTTCAACATGGGAGTTAAAATAATCAACCACAATTTGCTTTGCTTTTTTTGCATCATGTCATTTGTTATCATTTTTTCTCCTTATGCATCTGCAGAATTGCCCGACTCGTCAAACTCTTTTGCTAACTCATGACCAATGAGCATGTCTTGTGTCTTTTTCATCTCATCCTCTTTCTGCTCCTCGGTCTCTCCGTCTCCAATGTCTCCGACTGTGTCAGTATTGGGTGTGTAATATACATGTCTGTTGACATCGTAAAGAACTGCACCAAGACCGACATTGACAACATCAAGTCCCTCAACATATTCCATGTTCTCACGGCGCCTTATCTCGTTAAGAGTCATGAATCCTGTTTCTTTGGCTAATTTATAAGCCTCATATCGTTCCTTGAGTGTTGTTCGGATGATTTCTTTCACATCAAACTCAAAGAAATGATTTTTTTTCTCTTTTTCAAGCAGCAAATCACGATTCAGAGCAGTTTCAAATGCTTTGACAATCGGATATATAGCCTCTTTGAATGTTCTCTCAAAATCATTCGGATAAATGTGGAAGAGCGCATTGATGTCATCGTTCAAAGTTTTCTTTGATTCGTTTAACTGTGTCTCAACTGCAGTATTTGATGCATCCTGGAAATCAACTCCGTTATTAAGCACCACAACCTTTTCACTGTTGTTGTTGCCGTATAGGTTGCGCCATGCTTGTTTCAAGGCTGTGATTTCATCTTTTCCGAGCTTTCTTGTTGCTTTTAGGAATCCTTTTTTGTTTCCACCGGTTGCCACCATTCCAAGCTGATAGAGTAAGGTCTGATAAGCAGTCTCGATTGCTTTGGAGACCTCAACAGTCAATCCCACGCCACTTGCTCCATCCTTTGTGTTACGGAGTAATTTGATAAACTCCCACGGATTATATGTTCCAAATTCTTTTTCTTCTTTGTCATCTGAATAACCACCGACAATAATCTGATATTCCTTGAATATTGGCTCATATACTTTCATGATCGTGATATATCTGTCCTCAACATAAAAAAGGCCTGTCACATCATTTCTCTGCTTTCGGATGTATGCATAACCACCTTTGCCGAGAAGATAATCAGAGACCATTGCCTTTTTCATCTGATAACCGTCCAGAGTGTCCCCGGTATCGCCGTTTAAAAGTTTTACTCTTGCGTCATCGTAAAGCTCTTCGACCTTGTTTTCTTTGTTCTTGTAAAGTTTTACAGGCATACAAGCAATTGCACTTGAGATAAAATCGACATTTCCGTTTACAATCGGCAATGTCATCGCCTTTTCTCTTGTGATTGTTTCGCCGTTTAACAGAGCCTCAAGCAACACATCATCAACGATGTCATCAGGCTCTGTGATCTCCGGCGTCGCATCTCTTTTAAAGAAATCAAACCAGCTCATTGTTTCTCCTTAAATCGTCTGAACTACAAAATCCATCTGGCCGAGGAATACATCCTGTTGCAATAGGTATGTCGCATTAATAAGCGATACAACCATATCAACCTTGCCTTTGGATTTCTTTTTATTTACATAAAGGTTTTTATTTGTGTCATACACACATCTTGCGTTTTGAAAATTAATCTCAAGCAGTTTGTTATCGGTGTATTTAAACTCTCCCGAAAGTATTTTCTCTTTCAGGAGCTTTGTCGGTGGATGCAAAACGGATGAATGTTGCCTTATCTCAACAAGGTTATATCCTGCCTTTTCAAGCTTCTGCGCCGTGGATATTGCATTCCATCGGTCATAGCCTATCGCTTGAATCTGCACACCG